TATTATTAGAATAGGACAAAGTAAATTTATTTCCGTAACTGAAATCATAATATAGTTGTTTAGGTACAAACCAGTTTAAATCAAAAGTAGGGTTGTAAGGATTATCTAAATGCCCAGCGTAAGGATATTGAGTGTACCCACTCCCAAAAGGGTCTATGTACCAAGTTTTTTGAGTATCTAAAAGCCCACCCCAATATAGTAATCTTATTTTTGCAGTAGCTTGTGCTGGGTTATTATCCTTATCAACGAATCTCATAGAAGACAATACCCTATCATTTACTCCAGAAAATGTTTCTAATGGAGTTGGAGCGAATATCGTTGTGATAGTTTTATCTGCATTTAAAAAGTCATTTTGCACATCTAAAATTAACTGACCATAAACCTCATCATTAACCTTATTATAAGTATCGTTTAAATTATCTTTGTCCAACTGGTCTTTAAATATAAATCTACCAGCATCTAAAGCTCCCAAAGGCATTATTTTATAGTCCTTAGACCTATCAACTAAATGCTCTAAATTAACTCGTTCATCTGTCAAGAATCCGTCCCTTGTTTCTATTATTAGTTTGTTTTTGTCTATTGGGTCGTTATCTATATATAGATTAAATCTTTTAATTATGCTACTGAGTAAATCTGATTGCTTAATTTCTTTAGGTATAACTAAGCGAGTATCTATTGTATCGCCTACTTTTATCTCTGTTTCAAGTAAATTACTGCCAAAGGTAGAATCTGGCTTTAGTATAAATTCAAAATCAAACGAATTTTTTTTGTCGGTATAATATACATTTGTTCCAGAAACACTTAGAGAGTTATAAACTACTGAGCCAATAGACAAATAATATTCTCTTCCAGCAATAACATCTATTTGACCAGTAGAAAAAGACGAAGTATTATTAGCTATTATTGTAGTTGCTGGAGCGTTTTGCAGAGGATTAGCTATTGCGTTATCTGTGAAATAAAGATTAATTTTTTCTTTGATAGAATAATTTGCTCCATTTTTTTCTACTAAATACAATTCTACCCAAGCAGCTTGTATATCAGCGTTCATCCAATAAGTGGTTAAATCAAAACTTTCGTTATACTCAATATCAAAATTAATAATACCTTGAAACGACATCTTGTTGTTTTCGGTAGAAATATACTTGCCAGTAGCAGAGCTATATTCGTTTGTACAAGTATTGTAGAAGTCATCTGAGAAACCAAACTCAGCTTCTGCACAAGATAAAGCCTCTACTATTCCACCATCTGCAATAACTCTACTTTCATACCCAGCAAGGCTACTATCGTCATTAAAAACAAGTAAGCTATTAACGCTATTTGCTGGATTGCTAAAGCTCTGACAATCTACTATTTGATTGCTTGTTCTCTGTACATTAAACTCTCTGCATAATATAGCCGAATTATCTAAGAGTATCTGACCACTACCATACGGAATAATTAGACGCTTAAATAAATCACTATTTAGGAATGTACTATCGTAAGTGTATCCAGCCTCAGTTAGTATCGTGTCAATATACTGCTTAACATAAATTGAGGGTTTAAAATCTTTCGTTGTCCAGATATCATATCTTGACCTACCCCCAATATCAATCATAGGATATACATATCCTTGCCCTATTGTAGCCGTCCAGCTATTGACTATATTCGTTTCTGTCCAGCTATGGTCTAAGCTACTAAGGTCTAAGTCTTGTAAATACTTATCTCGTATCTTCTCAAACAAATCTCCTATTTTGCCAGTAGCTTGTATCTCGTAATTGATTAATCCATCTACATTACTAATAGCTTTTAGTTGACAATAGCCATCTATGGCAGTAATTCCGTCTTGGATTATCTGGTAGCTTGTTTTAAGATTAGGGTTAAATGTCTGGAGGTCTATATTGACATCAAATGCGTGTTCAAAGATTTGATTAACTACTTTATTCTCTGGTATAGTAATCGTCTTAGAGAAGTCCGTCAAACGCTTCTGTGGGTTATTTACATCATACGCTTCTTTTGTCAAAGGGATTGCACCCTCGTTATGTGGTATCGAGTACCCAGCTATTATATGCTCTATTACCATTGTCGCTTATCGCTATTATCAACCTCCATTTGTAGCTCCATAGAATATACTTGACCATTTTCGCTTTTAGCGTGTTCAAAAGTATTACCAGTTACATTTACCGATACAAAATTAGCATCGTATTTCCAATAAACCTCTGGAGATGAAAACAAGTCCTCTAAGCCCTCAACTTCAAAGTCCTTTAGTAATCTACTGTTTAAAGTATAATTATCGCTTAGAGAGGTATGAAATGCCCTTTTACGTTGTGCGTAGGTATTATGCGTGATGCTACTTGCTCCTATTGTTCGAGTATTGTATTTAGCAAAGTTCTTATTTATGCTTGTAGTTTGATTAGACTTGCCACTAAACGTAAAGCTATCATACCCACCTTTTCTATTTAACCAATGTAGCTCGTAATCAGTATAGGTATTCTCACAATCATCTATTTCAAACATTATGGTTTTTGTAGCCCATACGTCCTCTGTATAATTTAATATCCTTAAAGCATAGTATTTTACATTAGTCATTACTGGAGTTGTACCCCAGCTATGTGAAGCAATCTCTGAAGCACCAACATCAAGTGTATATAGCCCAGCAGTATTTGCAGCAGTCATTGTAGTTGACAATATATTTGTAAACGTACTATCTAATGTCTTTAAATATATCTTGTAAGTATCGCTTAGATTCTGTCGCATAATCCAACTTGCTTGGTATTTCTGTGTAGACCTTACCTTTAAAAAGTTATTAGACTTACTTAAATTAAACCACTCAGCCTCTTGCTCAAAGCCATTAAGAAACTCTTTGTCGGTTTCAGCAGAAGCATCTTCAATACTCCAGTTATAATAATCTTTTGTACTTCCAGATAAATCAGCCCACTCAATATACTTTGGAGACGAGTTCCAACTATCAAAAGTATTGCCACTTACTGCACTACCTTGTAACGCACCACTATAATACTCTTGGAAAGCTATTTTAAAGTCTTTTAAGGCACTTTGAGATATATCGGTAGTATCTCCAGCCAATACAGAATAATCGCTGCTTACAAACGATTGTATGATATTTTGGATATCTGTTACGACTTGAGTAGCTGAGGGGATAGTATTTAGTTGCAAAGTTGCAATCTTTGTATTATCTCCAGTAGGGTCAGTAAATAAACTCGCTATTACTTTAAATCCACTCTGTGTAGTATTATCGCTATTTACTAAATATTCAATAGGAGCAAAACTCGGCTCTGGTATATTGGTTGTCGGTTGGTCTTGAATTGTAAGTGCCATCTATTTATATATACTAAAATAGACGCATAAATTTAGGGTAATAAAAAAACCCCCATTTCTGGAGGTTTAATTGTTTTAGGTTTTGGGTTATTTTTTAATGTTTTGAAATTGAACGAGGTCTAATGCCGAATTCATCTTCAAACCAGTTAGAGACTTGTTGTACTGATATAAAGTCTAAATCCAATTCCTCTGTCTTAATGTTTCCTAAACTGTTTGTGTAAGTAATTGTAAATGTGTTCATTTTGTTATTGTGTTTGTTATTATGATACAAATATAGTATAAAATATTAATACAATGCAAGTTTTTTTTATTTTTTTTTTATTCTACCTTGATAATATCTATAATATACTTACGATACTGGTCTAATAACTTTCTCTCAAAGTCTAATAATTCTTTGTCGTTAATCACATTAGAATAGAAGTTTGTTTTATCTAATCCATATTTCCAAATATTGTAAGATACTGCAAAAGCAATAGAATTTCTAATAGCCTCTGCATCTCTACGTTTGCCAGACTTTGTATTTTTTCGAGTGTAACTTCTTTTAGCTTTTATATCTGAAAATTTACTAATACCTCTATTTAACATAAACTTTCTAACGGCTGATATAGGAGGAGCATTTTTCCAAGAGAATGGACTTTTGTAGCTAAAACGGCTTATACCTTTATTTTTTTCAGCTCCACTTACACCCTCATCAATAAACTGGTAATAAGTTGGCATTGCTATTTGTATTCTAAATCCGTTAGAAGTTATTGTTATTGGGTTTGTATTCCCATCAGCTATACTTTGAGCAGTAGCTCCACTTGCTACCCTACCTACATCATATAAGGACTTTACTAAATCATCAACTATTTTCTGCCAATATTGGTTCAGCATTCCTATTAATCTCTTATCTTGCATTTTTCTCGTAATCTTGTTTCTCTACCATATAAGCCCACCAGTTCAGAAACTCAATAGCTCCTAATTTAGTTGCCTCGTTAATACTTATGTTGTGTAAATCTGCCATAGCTTTTATCACGCTGAAGAGTCCCCATCGTTGTCCAAAATCTCCCTCGCCATCTTGACTGAGTTCTCCGTCCACTTTTGTAAATAATCCTCTGAATTTTTTAAGTAGCCGTTCCAAAGATTCCAAAAAAAAACAAAGACATTCCAGACATCTGTTACTTTTACATCTAGGCAATATTTAGCCCTCTCTGTAAGCGTTAAATTATCTTCGCTATACTTCTTACCTTTTTGCCTACTTAATGCAGCTATAAGCAAGTCCATTACTTGTATACTCTCGCCTTGATGATTTGCCCTTATATTAAGTATGTCTAATAGCTGACCACTTGTTAGCCTATCTGGTCTATGCTCAACGTGGTATTCCTCGCCATTTAAAAAGATTTTATTATTAACCTTTTTTTGCTCCAGCTTATTTAGGTTGATTTTACCTATATCTTTAACCATATCATTAAACTCAGATAGCTTAATCTTACTGGCTTCGTCATAGGTTATATTTTTAATTGCTGCTACTGCGTAAATATTCTGTTCAATTTCCGTTAGGTCTTTGTCTATATTGTTAAGTAGCTGATATTGCCCTACTGTAATATCATAAAACTGTATATTGTCCATATCCTTTTTTACTAAATTTATGCATAATTAAATATCTGAGAGCATCTATTGCGTGGTTGTATTCATCAATAGGTACATTAAGGCTATCTCCGTTCTTATTTACCTTCCATTTATATTGCTCAAGCTCTTTTATTAAATTCTTACTTGACGAATGTACGTTAATTGCATAACCTTTCAAAAGATTAATGCCAAACATAACACTATCTTTGCCCTTTTTTACTCCATCTATTGTCCATCTTAATCGCCTTAGTTCCTCTATACTCTTTGGCTCGGCTGAATCTGCTACTATTAAAGCTCCTCTGCTTACGTTTAAAGCATCCATTCTACTGCTTATATCTTGATTAGTTAAGCCAGTTTCATAGATTAATTCTTGTACGTACAATTCTCCATCTTGCATACGTACTTCTATTAACGTGGTTGGGTCATTTGAAAAACCAAAATCTATTCCATACCCTATTAGCTTTTTATCCTCAAAGCTATCATTCAATACATACCACTTCTTAAATATAAGCCCTTCTATTCGCCCAGTAATACCTCTGGCATATACTTTCCATAGGTCTAAATCTTTGCTTTTAAGAGCCTCTATCTTCTCTCTTATCTTCTCGCTTAAGAAAGGGTTATGCCTATGGTCTGATATTATTAATTCTGTGCTGGGTATTGGTATTACTTTATCGTGTACCCAAAAGCTCGTATCTGGGTTGTAATCTATGTAAACTTGCTTACGAGTTCTAAGGCTTAATTGCTCATAAATGTTATAAGGTATTCCGTTTGCCTCGTTTACGAATAGATAGTCACGCTTACCACTCTTTGCATCTTGGTCATTGTCGTAGGAATTAAACTCCATTATAGAGCCATTAAGGAAACTAAACACTCTATCACTCCTATTGTAAAATGTTACTTGTTGTTTTATAGCCTCATCTCCATTATGTATGTCAATAGCATCCCTCAAAGCTCCTACCTTTAAATTAGGTATATCTTGCCCTACTATCGTTATAGTGCAAACCTCGTTTATAGCCTTACTAAATAACACTTGCAAAATAGCATAGGTCTTACCAGAGGACGTACCTCCTTGATTAACTACTATATCTGCATTAGAGGTATAATTTTGGCGATATAGAGCAGAGGTACTAATCAACTATATCTTTCTCATTTGACGCTAATGGTACGCCAGTATCTATAATGTTTATGTCTAAGCTCTTATAGGTTGTCTCTTGCTGCACCTCAGTACGTTCTATATACCCTCGTTTCTTGCCTTTGGTCTTTAGGTAAAATATAGTTCCAGTAGTATTACCATCCTTAATCTGCTTATGCAGTTGGCTCTCGGCAAAGTCTAAGGCTATATTCTCTATATCCTCTACTGCTTCTTTATATATATCGTCTTGCTTTAGCCAAGTGTAGTGTGTATTCCTACTGATTAC